TGGAGGACCAATACCAGTAGAGTTAGAAGATAATAGTCATTTTATGGGAATCATATCTTGTCAATTTTCTGCCAACGCATAGAGTATTATTGAGGAATGAAACTTAAAAACACTATGAGAGCTGTCGATTTACTGCGAAACAAATTCGGAGTCAGTCAACTTTATAAATATGACGTAATGGATGGAACGGATCTTGTCTTCACTATTTATTGGCATCCATTGACGATTGCAGAGAGAGAGTCTATTCAGAAAAAGTCTAGTAGTGATGATGCAGCAGATTTTGCTCTTGGGTTAATGATTGAAAAGTCTTTAGATGAAAAAGGTAAGAGGCTTTTTGCTGATGGAGACAGGGCTGCCTTAAGAAGGGAAGTTAATGCTGCAACTCTTCAGGAAATTCAATTAGAGATGCTGGGTTCTGGGGCAGAAAACAAGGTGGAGGAAGTGAAGGCAGAGATGAAAAGCGAGGGGTGATTGGTTCTTTATCTTCTCTCTTGCTAAAGAGTTAGGAATGACCGTTCGCCAGTTGACGGAAGAATTAACGATCGAAGAACTTGTTTCTTGGGCTGCTTTTTTTGATTTAAAAAATGAACAAGAAGAAAAGGAAAGAAGAAAATCTGAGATAGCTGATACCAGAAGTATGGGTTCACGATAGACTAAGGCGTATTGATGGAGCGTTGAAGTGGCAGCAGGAGATGTCTTAGTAACGATTAAGGCTAAATATGAATCGGTAACCGTTGCCTTAGATCAATTATCTAAGATAGATACAGTTGTTAAAAGGGTAAATAAAACAGGTCTCAATTTTAATGTTAAAGGTGCCAGTCGTGATATTCAAGGTCTTGCTAGTGGCATAGACAAGGTTGCTAATAATTTAGAGAGAGCAAAAAGAGAAGCTTATCAGTTTAAAGACACGGCGTTAATTTTTAACCAGCTTGGTTCAACTATAAATAGAATCACTGGACAGATCCGTGGTGCTGGGGATGCTTTTAACTCTTTAGAGACAGGTGCAAAGAAAACTGAAGCAGGTCTACAAATTATTGCATCAACTTTCAAGAAGATAAGGCTAGAAAACGAAGCAATGCAAAAAGCTGGCACAAAGCTTTTTCGGGACAGTGATAAAGGAGGAAAAGCGGGATCAAAAAATGTACTACAGAACTGGTCAACCCTAATGAAGGAAATAAGAGCTACTGGCGTTGAAGGGGAGGTTAATCTTCAGAAGATTGCTACCAGTTTAGAGGAGGTTAATTTCTTACTAGATTATGCAATCGAGGACGGCAAAAAATGGAATGACTTAATTAAATTAAGGAATGATTTATTAGCATCACAAACAAGATTGCAAGATAAAATTAATGGAAAGGTTAAAGAGTCAGTTGTACTTGAAGCACAAAAAGGGAAGAGAGGTCCGTTTATTCCTAAGACATCAGATCCTATTAGTGTTGCCGTAGCAACAAGGGCGCAACAAATTAAAGACCGATCAATTTATAAAGCAGACGGGCAACTTGATCCTGCGGCAAGAGATTGGAATATTCTATTGAGGAAGAACAAAGGTGTATCTGATTCTATTTATGATTTAGCCACACGAATTAAGCAAGGATTAGAGGCTGTAGTTAGGAATCTCCAAGTTTCAGATATTGATAAGGAGAAAATGATAGATAAGATCAGGATAGATGATATCCTTCGTGATCTTAGTTATGACCCTAAGAGACTAGGACCAGGTAGAACATCTGCTGGTGTACCAGGAGAATTAGGTCCATTTGTTGGAGGAGGAGGAGGATATAAGGGGTTATTAACAGATACTAAATTTGCAAGAGCGATCCGAATGATGGAAGACGCTGGCAAAGATGTTTTCAAAGTAGGAGATACGGCGAAAGGTGTTAATACTAACTTTGATAATTTAAAAAGATCACTAACTGAATTCAGGAGAGAAGTTCAAAGAACAACAGGTGCAATGGGTGGACCAGGAGAGGGACTAGATGCTGCTGGTCCAATGCAAGGACCAAGACGAGCCAATCTTCAAGAAAGATTTAATCGTAGATTTGGGGAAGATTATGGGGCTGGTTGGGGAGGAGGCAAACGTTTTCCAAACAGAAGATTCAGGGATATGCGTCGAGGGATGAGAAGAAATCTAGGGAGCAAAATGGGTCAAAGCATGCTTCTTGGTGGTGGTTTTCCAATGTTATTTGGAGGAGGAGCTGGTGCTGTAGGTGGAAGTTTGATGGGTTCAGGATTGGCAGGAATGATAGGAATGCCATCAGCAGCATTTGGACTTCAGATAGCAGGTAGTGCTATTGGAACGATTGTTGAGGGTTCAATTAGGAAGACAAAAGAGTTGGGGGATGCTTTAAATGATTTAAGTATGGATAAGTTAGTAGACTCAGGTATTCGTTTAAGTTCAGAATTACAAACACAAGTTGAGTTATTAGAGAAGCAAGGGCAGTATGCAGAAGCAAGGGCTTTAATGGAAGAACAGGTTTATTCTCAAACAGGTGCAAATAAGGAAGTATTAAAGGATATAAGTAATGCTGTGAATATCGTTGCCTCAGAATGGAGTGATTTTGCAAACACAGCGGGAGCACTTTTAGGCGTAGTATTCACACCGATATTGGCTGCTTTAGGTGCGATTTTAAGAGTAGTCACATATGTACTTAAAAAATTCAATGAATTAATTTCTGCAGTAAGAGATCTTGGTGGAGCGATTTACAACTTATTACCGAACTGGCTTCGGTCTGAATGGGAAGAGTATATGAATAGTATGGATGCAGGATTACAAAAAGCAAGAGCTGCTTCTGCTGCATACAACAGAGAATTAATCAAGAATATACTTAACTTAAGAGAATTAATTAAACATCAAACAGGGATGAAACCTGGTTATACAGTTGAAGAGAGGATCTTCAATGTAAACCGTAAAATGGCCAAGTCAGATAGCGATATAGATAAAGAGAGAGATCTTGAGTGGAAGAAGCTATTAAAAGAGAATAAAAAGGCTTGGAGTGATACAACGAAAGCAGCCGTTCCAATTGGTGGCAAAACGACAATAGGAGAAGTCCTTAAGGAGATAAGCAGAATAAATTTCAACGAACAAACACGACTCATGAAGTCAAGTGCAAGAATACCTTTCTTGCAACAAAGACTAAAACTAGAGGATCAACAGGAAATACTTGGTATAAGAGGAAGGTTTGAGCAACAGAGATTTACGAGAAGGAATACGGCTAATTTTAATATTACGGAAGCTAATAGATTAGGTCAAACACAATTAGCAAAAAAATATGAACTCGAATATAAAGCATTTGAAATAAAGAGCAAGACAATGCAATTAGCAACGGAAATGGTACAAAAAGACATTCAGCTATCTAACTCTGTTGAATACAGAAATAAATTAGCAAAATATAGAAATGATCTTATGAAAGTTGAACTTCAATTAGGTGATCTTTTGAGCGATCAACAAGTGAGATTAAATGCCCTTTATGCTCAGATAGCTCAGACTATCCGAGATGGAATGGTTACTGCTATTGAAGCAGCGATTGAAGGGACGAAGACATTAGGAGAAGTAGCATCCAATGTATTCAGAAGTATTGCAAGAATGATGTTGCAATACGGAGTAACTGCAGGACTAAAAGGAATTTTCCCTAAAGCCGGATTCCTGAAGGGATTATCGGGAGGAGGAACAGCACATGGTGGAAGTCCTTATATTGTTGGAGAAAAAGGACCAGAATTATTCATTCCAGGCCGTACAGGAACAGTTGTTCCTAACAGTGCAATCTCTAGTGGCGATAATATAGTAGTAAATGTAGATGCTGGAGGATCTTCAGCGGAAGGTGATTCCGATAGAGCTTCTCAATTAGGAGCAGCTTTAGGAGCGGCAATCCAAGCTGAATTAATCAAACAGAAACGACCTGGAGGACTTTTAGTTTAACTAATGCCTAGTTTCCCTTCTATCGCTCCAAGTTATGGAGCACAAAGAGCGTCATCTCCTAAGACAAGAAGTGTTCAGTTTGGAGATGGTTATGAGATGAGAACTGTTTGGGGAGAGAATCAAGATCCCAAATTATGGCAATTGGTATGGAGGAATATTTCAGAGACAGATTCAGACACTATTGAAGCATTTTTTGAAGCAAGGAAAGGACAAGAATCTTTTGATTGGACACCTTTAGGTTCTTCTTCTTCTAAAAAATGGATCTGTAAAGGATGGACTAAGACGATTTCATATTTAAATCGTGCGACTATCCAAGCAACATTCCTTCAAGTTTTTGAACCGTAATGGCAGTAGCAGTATGGGTCGCTAGTACAGCGTATAGCGTTGGAAATATCCGACGAGCAACAACAACACAGGCTTCTGGGCTTGTTTTTCGGTGTACAACTGCTGGGACGTCAGCATCATCCGAACCAGATTGGCCTACTGATATTGGATCGACATTAGTTGATGGATCAGTTACATGGACAGCGGTAAGCAGTATTTATGAGGATATTTCTGTTCTTGCTCCAAATACGGTTATTGAGTTGTTTGAACTTCATTTAGACAATAGTTTGCATGGGAGTACTACTGTTTATCGTTGGCATAACAATAATACGACTGCAAATATCACTTGGAATAGTGCGACTTATGTAAGTCAACCAATCATGGCAGATGGTTTTGAAGCGACTTCTGGAGGAGGGACATTACCACGTCCGACTCTGTCTGTCGGTAATGCTGATAGGACAATCACTGCCATTTTGTTAACGGTTAATGAGACAACTGAAGGGAATGATTTAGGTGGTGCATTAGTCAAAAGGATAAGGACACTTAAGAAATATTTAGACGGAGAAAGTGCTGCAGATCCCTTTGCTACTTGGCCTGAAGAGAGATGGTATGTCGATAGGAAAGTTACAGAGACAAAAGATATTGTTACTTTCGAATTAGCTTCAAAGCTTGATCTTCCTGGTGTAAAGGTTCCGAAGAGACAGGTTATTGGGAATTTATGTCAGTGGGCTTATCGGAGTTCTGAATGTTCTTACACAGGAACCAATTATTGGAAAGCAGATGATACTTCTACGTCTAATGCTTCAGAGGATCAATGTGGAAAGCGACTATCTAGTTGCAAATTACGTTTTGGAGCGAATAGTGAGTTACCCTTTGGATCTTTCCCTGGGGCAGGAGCTATTCGATGAAATTATTTCCAGCTCTTCAAAAGGAAGTCCTTCAGCATGCAAAGGATGAGTTTCCAAAAGAGTGTGCTGGTTTAGTTGCTGTAGTTAAAGGTCGAAGGCGTTATTTTCCTTGCAAAAATTTAGCTGAGACTCCAGACGAACATTTTATTCTTGATCCTACTGACTATTTAGAGGTAGAAAAGAAGGGAGAGATCATGGCTGTTGTTCATAGTCATCCAATAACCTCAGCGACACCTTCTCCTGCTGATCGTGTTGCATGTGAGAAAGTAGGAGTTCCTTGGTTTGTTGTTAATCCGACGACAGAAGAATGGGGATATTGCGAACCAATAGGGTTCAAACTCCCATATGTGGGACGTGAGTTTTCTCATGGGATTGTTGATTGTTATAGC